GTCAGACCTGGATAATGCGGGGGGCCCCCACCAGGCTAAAATCAGTGTTCCACGTAAGTTTGAAGATTGGCACCGAGCCGTCACTGAACGGATATCACGTTCGCTCTATGATGAATCGATGACTTTTCTTAAGGCTGATGACGACTTGTTCCTTGAGAGGATCAAGACAAGGCTTTCCAAACAAGTGGATTACGTCCATTTAACGGAGTATAAGAAGTTAAGACGTGACTTCGAAAACACCATAATGAGATTTCATGAATACGAAACGAAAGTAGGACATTCGACCAACTCCAATGAGCACAGCGACGCGGCAAACGTGCGAACCGCGTTCAACCTTTATGCGCATGATCTTTGTAGTAGAAGGAACATGCAGCTGATAGATCCAAGTATCTCCCCTTATGTCGAAGGGCTTGGACAGGCTAAAGGTTTGCGACTCAATAGGACGTGTGGCGATTCGAAAAGACCTACCACGTTAGGGACATTTGGGTTTGAAGGACACTCAAACGCTCAGAAACTTCCCCTCTTTGTGTCGACTGACACCTACGGTCATAAGGAACTAAAATACATAAAGCAAGTTTGGTTGCACAACCCCAAAGCAGGGTTTTTGTACAACACCATGTATCCGAAATACGCCTCAGCAAGCTATTCGGACACAAACGATCGAACTGCTTATGCTTTTGGTTCAGATGGTCGCCTGGTTACGTTGATATGTAACGGGGGGGGAGAGTCCGTTCCGGGAGACATGCAAGGTCATAAGGAGCATGTGCTTGATTTTACGCAAGATCATGTGGTCGTAGATGGGTGGTTAAAAGCTCATTCAGTGGCTGCATATATCATGCCAATTTTCAGGCTCAGACGCTTCATGACAGTGTCTATAATCGACAGGCGTTTAAATATTTCGCGATCAGCTGTTTTGACGATGGCAACGGAGTATTATGATGTCAGTTGGTATCAATACCGGAAGAGACATTTCTTGAGTAAAGTGTGTTCGTGCTACCTTCCTTGGAGGGCTGCACATGGTAGCACTAGGCCAGCTGCCATATCACCCCACGTCCCTGCACCGACTTTATCCCACTGGAATCCAGTTGATAAAACTAAACAATTTGTAATGGTTGTACATCTTGAGGACAAGAATGTGATGTTGTCATTATCTCGCGTTGCTGTACCAGGGAGTGCGTTTCCTGAATCGGCTTCTTTCGATGCGCCTGAATTTCAGAGCATTCTAAGGCTAGCCGAGGACATTAAAGCCACTCCTGGCGCGAAATTTTCGACATTTAATACCCGTTACTCATTGCTCATTTCACCTAAGGCATCATTAGCCTCCAAGGGTTTAGACGTGAACAACAAGATGTTGGAGGACGCTGAACGGCGCATACAAGAACGAGTCTTACACGACTACATACGGACAGTGGTATTCACTAGTGGGGCGCAAGTCACACAAATGTTACCTCAACCCGTAGCTGTAGGCGTCAAGACGCGTGCCGTAACGAATCATCCAACAACAGTTTACACAGAACTCACCGACTTTTATAAGAGCGGTCGAGTACTACACCCTGGAGATGGGCAACCATTGATGGCGACACCCGTGCCGGCAACTGTCTTACTTAAAGGCAGTGGCACAGCCGAGTCGTCCATGGTAGCTAGGAGGAACAAGCAGAAACGTCAAGCTCGCGCTGTTGAAGACTTGGTAATAAACCAGAAGACCATAAAAGAATGTATGTACTTCACCGAAAGGTTTGCCAAGGAACTTACCGAAGTTCTGAATGATAAGTTGCGTTCTAAACGCACAATTTTGGAGCATAAAGTGCAACGCGAGGCGATGGGTCGCAGGTCAGTAGATGCGAGAGCACTGGCGAAAGGGGAGTTAAAAGAGTACGTAACCATCATACGGATGTTTGTAAAAGCAGCTGTAGGAGACGCACTCTCTCCCGGTCGCTTGATTGCTAACGTAGACCCGCGCATCCAACTGCGTGACGGATCTGATTTTAAACTCCTCTGTGATTGCTATATTGAAGTGGCGCCAGCTGCCTGTATCTCAGGACCTGACGCGGAGTCCGAGAGCGCCAACTCTTTCTTTGTTGCGGGCTCGGAGGCTTCAGAAGGGTTTTATGTTGCTGCTGACACGAACAGCATGGATCTCAGTAGGAATGCTACCGATCACGCGCAGGATAAAATGCTAATGGAATTGTTAGGCTTCAACGATCTGGGCTCGAAGCTTGACGAACACGTGCATGCTGTGATGGATTGGGCCGATATTGACTACGATGATCCTGGCTTGATAGAGGAGAACCTAACTAAAGAGTTTATGCGAGCGCTATTTACGCGCAATTCAGGGGAACCAGGCACGACCTATAAGAATAACACTGGGCAGATGCGGGATAACTACTTACTGTTCCGCAAATTGGGCTTTTCGCAAGGGGACGCGTATGCCTACTGCACTGGTCAAGGTAATGCTGTTATCCCCCGCATGGCTTGTATTTTAGGAGGTGACGATACGAATTTTACTATTCATACGTCACTATACTCTTCGCGCAATCGGAGTCTAACACAACCCCAGGTCGAGAAAAGGATTGCAGGAGCGTTCGCGAGTTTGACAAAGCAAACGGGACACGCCTACACTTATGAATTTTTACGCTTCCATGAAGATGGAGTGGACTTTCATAAGAGAAGATTCTTCTTTAATCCTCTTGGCCTAAAGGCATTTTCTATGAGCTCCCCAGGCTCGTACCTGCATACGCTCGCGTATACCACGCGCGGACCTGACACTAAAACACAGAAGAACTTCCTTCTTTACCAGAAAGTAGAGGCCACACTTGAGAATGGGAACAGCCAGACTCCATATCTCTCGCAGTGGTGCCGCAGCATCAAGGCAACTCTATTACTGCATCCAGAGAAGGGAGGCCCACATCTGTCTGCAGAAGACTATAAAGCATTCTGCAAACTTGTTGGTCAACTTGATTGTGAAACTGAGTCAGAACGTATTGCTCGTTATACCAGACTTTCGCGTATGGGCGCTGCGCCGTATAATCTCACGTTTGAGAAGCAGAGCTATTTGACGTTACCCGAGGATCACTTCGGAGCGTTGAACGTTGTTCACCATTATTTTGCTGTCAATCAGCTTAACTTGGAAATTTTCAAGCATGATATTGTGCACGCACCCATGGAAGTTCGGGATATTACGAAACCGGATTACGAACCTAAGCTGAAACTGGATAAGTGCCTAGTTGGAGTTATGACTGAAGAACGGGAGATGATCGTTCCTTTGGAATTGGTGGAGAAGGACAAAGAACCTGACTACTACTTGTCGCAGGGATACCTACCGGCGAGTAAAGATTCTAGTCTAGAACCATCTGCCTCAGAGAGCGAATCAACCGTTGTTAGCCAGAAACCACCACTAGTACCGCCAAAATCGAAGCGGAAACGGTACCGCAGGTCAAAACGTGGTAAGAACAAATCGACTAAGAGTTCGATACTACCTAGTGACTAAAATGAATTCCCCAATAGCTTGGACTACTTCTCACGAGTACTCTATCACGCATACAATGCTTTTTCTTTAGAATATACATATTGTTCATATATTAGTTTAGACTGTCCATTTATTAGATAGAAGAAGTAACTTTGCGGTGGCGGAAAGGAGGAGTTCACCAAGGGCACACCACACC